ATAGTGGAGGATTTCGATATCCATCCCCGCAATTTTGCTATGGCCCGGGCCATCGCTGGAGATCCCTCAGACAATCTGAAGGGGGTACCCCGAGCAGGCCTAAAAAGTATTTCAAAAAACTTAAAATTTCTTAGAGAAGATAAGGATGCGACATTGCAGGAGATTTTCGATTTCTGTCTCGCGAGCGATTCCAAAGCTAAGTTTTTCACGAACGTTTTGGAGTATAGAGATATAATTATAGAGAACTATAAATTGATGCAACTATACGCTCCCGCACTTTCTTTGCAGTGTCGTGAAAAGGTACACTTCGCTCTGGAAAATTTTGAATATGACTATAATAAAACAGAAATCATTCGCATGATGAACCAGGACGGTTTTGGGGTTTTCAATTGGGACGATTTGCACGCAACAATGAATAGAATTTGTGTTGACAAGGCACTCAGAAAGTAGTATCATTTATGATGAGGGAAGCTATGAAATTTAACGGCCAGCCGGCTAACTTTTCTAAGTACGGGAAGTCCTTTCAAGAGAAGCTGTGCATGGTGATCTTAGATGACCGTCCCTTTGCTGATCAGATAGAGGAAGTTCTAGACGTAAACTTTTTAGAGCTGAATTATCTTAAACTATTTTTAAATAAGATTTTTAACTATCGTAAAAAGTATGGTGTTCATCCATCGCGCGACATTATGAAAACGATCCTTCGATCGGAATTAGATAGTGAAAGCGAATTGACTGCCAAGCAAACCAGAGAGTACTACGTAAGGAGTCAGATCGCAGACCTTACTGATGTGGAATACATCAAAGATACGGCTCTTGATTTTTGTAAGAAGCAGAATCTAAAATCTGCGATGGTAAAATCTATTAGTCTCCTTCAAAATTCTTCTTTCGATGAAATTTCTCAAGTCATTAATGATTCATTAAAGTTGGGAATAGACAATGACGAGGGGTACGATTACAAAAAAGATTTTGAGGAACGTTTTAAGCCACGGTTCCGAAACCCTATCAGTACGGGTTGGGACCTTATTGATAATATTTTCAAGGGAGGCTTGGGGCAGAAAGAACTCGGAGTAGTGATTGCCCCCACGGGAGCCGGCAAGTCCATGGCTCTTGTTCACTTAGGTACCCAGGCCCTCAAGGAGGGTAAGACGGTTGTGCACTATACTCTTGAGCTTCAAGATACTGTGGTGGCCTCCCGTTATGACTCCTGCCTCACCCAGATTCCTTTACAAAGTTTGAGTGCTTTTAAAGAAAAAATTTATGAAGAGGTGCAAGATATCGAGGGGAAACTTATTGTAAAAGAATACCCCACCAAGACTGCTAGCACCCAAACTATTCGGAATCATTTAGAAAAATTGAAGATGCGCGATGTTCATGTAGACATGATCATTATAGACTATGGAGACTTATTGCGACCGGTTCGTTACCTAAAGGAGAAGAGAAATGAACTGGAATCTATTTATGAGGAGCTACGGGCGATCGCGTCCGAGTATCAATGTCCAGTGTGGACGGCGTCTCAAACCAATAGATCAGGATTAAATGCAGAAGTTATAACGATGGAGTCAATCTCGGAAGCATTTAATAAATGTTTTGTGGCGGATTTTATTTTTAGTATATCCCGCACTATCGATGACAAGACAACCAATGGCGGTAGAATGTTTGTGGCCAAGAACCGGAACGGGCCGGATGGAATTGTCTTTCCTCTATTTATGGATACATCGAATGTTTGTATCAAAGTGTTGGAGCCCTCGGCAGAGGATGAGCTGGTGGAAGTGAGCGTTCGTAAGCAAAAGGCGAACTTGGTAGAGAAATATAATAAATTTAAGAAAAGTACAGGAGGATAGAGATGTATAAAGAGAGTGAAGTCCGCGATGCAACGCTAGCTTATTTTGATGGTGATGAATTGGCCACCAATGTTTTCATAACGAAGTATTGTTTGAGAGATAAGAAGGGCAACTTTATGGAAAGGACGCCCGATGATATGCATCGGCGCCTTGCCACCGAGTTCGCGCGGATCGAAACTAAGTTTGAAGGTGCCGCGAATTCCACAGCGGAAATTTATTCCTATCTTAAAGATTTTAAATACATTGTTCCTCAAGGTTCTCCAATGATGGGGATAGGTAACAATCATGTTAATGTATCTCTCTCTAATTGTGTCGTAGTTGACAACCCCCAGGATAATATTTCATCTATTATGGATGCCGGCAAAGATCTGGCTAATTTATTTAAGCGTCGCTGTGGGGTGGGCCTAGACATTTCGGAGTTGCGTCCAGAGGGCGCTGTGGTCCACAACTCTGCACGGACTACGACTGGAGCTTGGAGCTTCGCGGATTTCTATTCTTACGTCTGTCGAATGATAGGGCAGAACGGTCGCCGCGGCGCACTCATGATCTCCATGGACATCCGTCATCCCGACATCGAAAAGTTTGTGACGATGAAACAAGACCTAGTGAAGGTCACAGGCGCGAATGTCTCGGTGAAGATAAGCGATAACTTCATGAAGGCCGTGGAAAATAACGAAACGTTTACTTTGCAGATCCCAGTAGATAGCGAGCATCCGGAATACACTTCGGAGGTGGATGCTGTTGAGTTGTGGCAGGTTATCGTTGACTCGGCAGCGACCACCGCTGAGCCCGGGCTCCTAATGTGGGACAACATTACAAAGAATTTACCCGCTCATGAGTATGAAAACTTCAAAACTAAGACCACCAACCCATGCGGGGAGATTCCGTTATCAGCCTACGATAGCTGTAGGCTTGTATCTTTGAATTTAAAAAGTCTCGTAAAAAATTCTTTTGAGAAAAATGCAGACTTTGACTTTAATAAATTAAAAGAAGTAGCTGCGATGGGCATGCGTCTGTCGGATGATCTGGTAGAACTAGAGCTAGAAAAGTTAGAGAACTGCCGCGCGGCTGCCGACACTGACGATGAAAAAGAACTATGGACGAAGCTATATAAAGCGGCACATGACGGCCGCCGCACGGGCCTGGGGACTCATGGCTTGGCGGATACGTTGGCCTGCTTAAATTTAGCCTACGACAGCAAGGAAGCCCTTGTAATTATTGAGAAAATCTATGCGACTTTACGCGACGCAGCCTATGAGGAGAGTGTTTATCTTGCTCAAGAGCGTGGCGCCTTTCCTGCCTTCGACTGGAGTGTAGAGGAAAGCAACGAGTTTATCCAGCGTTTGCCGGAGGCTCTTAAAGAAATGATTGCCGAACATGGTCGCCGAAACATTTCCATTCTGACGAATGCTCCCACTGGTTCTGTTTCTATAATGTCTCAAACGTCGTCGGGGATTGAACCGGTATTTAGGAACTCCTATGTGCGCCGGCGTAAGTTATCTCATGACGAACAAGAACTTGAAGCCGACTTTGTTGACGATATGGGAGACAAGTGGGTAGAATACGAAGTGTTTCATCATAACGTACAAGATTGGATGGACAACCACCCCTTTAAAGAGCCAGGCACACCTCCCGCGTTTTTTGTGGAAAGTGACAGCATCAATTGGGAAGCGCGGGTCATGGTGCAGGCCGCAATCCAGCGCAGTATCGACCACAGTATCAGTTCCACCATCAATCTTCCTAAAGGCACAGCACCTGCCCTGGTGGGCGAGCTTTACATGGAAGGTTGGCGCCAAGGGCTGAAGGGCATTACGGTTTACGTGGATGGCTCTCGCTCCGGAGTTCTTCTTACTGAGGAGGAGGGAAACGATTTCCCACAGCACAGTGCTCCCAAGCGCCCGCTTGAACTTCATTGCAACATTCATCACACCACCATACAGGGTGAGAAGTGGGTGATCATGGTCGGCCTCATGGACGGCAAGCCCTACGAAGTTATGGGGGGCCTCTCTAATCTTATTGAGATTCCCCGGGCCAAAGCGGTGGGAACCTTGGTCAAACACCCAAGAAAAACAATGAACGCGGTTTATGACTTGCAGATCGGAACAAATGGCGACACAGTAATAGTAAAAGATCTGGTAAAAGCATTTGACAATCCAAACCACTCAGCATTCACACGAATGATCTCCCTCGCGCTGCGAACGGGAGCAAATATTCAGTATGTGGTGGAGCAACTACAGAAGGATCGCGATGCGGATTTATTTAGTTTTGCCAAGGGTGTTTCGAGGATCTTAAAGGGATATATCCCCGATGGGAACAGGGCCAGTGAAAAAACTTGCAGCGAGTGCTCTACGGAGGGACTGGTTTATGTTGAGGGCTGCGTCACGTGCAAGAATTGTGGTTTTGCTAAGTGTGGATAGGAATGGTTAAGTTTACAGACGCAGCACGGAAGCACCTCATCTCTGTTTTGGAAGAAGGAGAAATGGCGAGGGTAGCAGTGCGTGGAGGGGGCTGTTCGGGCATGACTTATGCCCTGCACGTAGAAACCGAGGTAGACGAGGAAGATATTCGTCTAGAAACCGAAGGGGCGCGTGTGTATGTTGACCCTCACAGCGCTTCTATCCTGCAAAACACAACTATTGATTATATTTCAGGGTTTCAGCAACAGGGATTTGTTTTTAACAATCCCGATGCCAACACCACGTGCGGGTGTGGCTCCTCATTTAGTTAGAAAGGAAAACAAATGACATTTACGCCAGTTAATAATTACCTCTCGGTACGAACCGTAGAGGATACAGACACAGAAGACAGCGGTATTCTATTGCCCCAGGATTACCGCGCAGTAGAAAGTCCGTTCGCAGTCGTGGAGGTACTCAACTGCTCCGGCGAATCCGGAACCTTATGGGGTGCGGGATTGCAGCTTGTGGTGGAAGCACACATGCTCCGCGACATCCAGCACAACGGCGAGACCTTCACGGTCATCAAGGAAAACCACGTAATCGGTATTTTGTCCGAGGGGTGAGCTTTAGTTAGATGCCTAAGAAAAAACGCAAGGACCAGCCGAGATACGCGGACTATATGAAGTCGCCAGCTTGGTTCAAGAAGAGGTACTATGCTTTCTACTTGCTGGGGAAAGTTTGTGAAATTTGCGGCACTCGAAAAGGTATTAATGTTCACCACAATAACTATGGGGCGCTGGGAAGTGAAAGACCGCGCGCTGACTTGGTGATTATGTGCGCCGGATGTCATCTTGCGTTTCATAAGTTAATCCCGGCTCAAAAGTTAGGTAAAAAATCGACTGGGTATACCACCGTAAAGTGTACTCTGTGTATGGGAACCCAGCTCAAAAAAATAAACTATCGTTCCTGTTCTATGTCGCTACAAAGAGGGCATTCTGCGAGAAACCCTAAAGAGAAGATCCACAGGGTGTTGAAAATATGTACACAATGTGTGGAGGCATTGGATGAGCGCTTGTTGTCGGAAAATAAGATAAGTAAGTCCGCTGTGCAAAAAGAAAAGAGGGAGACAGCAGCTAAGAAAAAAGAAGTAAAAAGAAAGAAGCGCTTGCTGCGCCTCGAAGCTAAAAAAGAAAAAGCAAAGTTGCTCCCTCCGACGGCGCCCACACCTAAAAAAGTAAAGAAGCCCAAAAGGGGGGGTGCCCCTTATAGTTCTCCCGAAGTATCGGTACGTCCTAGGTCATTAAAGAAAACCACGTAATCGGTATCTTATCGGATAGTTAAACTATTTATAAGTGATGAAACTTATAATGGAAAACTGGCGGAACTCAGATGAGTAGACTATTTATAATACACCCACGGGAGAGTAGTGATGAACAAATGGTCAAGTTATAAGCAACAGCAACTGATAACAGAAGGTTGGCGAAGGTTTTTGAATGAGGGTGTCCCCGGCGGTGACCCAGCGAGCCCATGGAACAGCGCTCTCGATAGCGCGAAGCGCGCAATACATAGTGGAGACCATGCAGCAGCCAAGCAAGCGCTTAATAGCATGCGACTTCTTAATTTTCGACGGCGCCTGGAAGAAGCGCACCTTCCGGAATTGACGCAGGCTCTTCCCCGCAATGATGAGATTCTTCAAGCCGGCGATAAATGGGCCGAGGCCCTCCTGCCAGCTCTGAATAAAGCACTGGAAGATGCCGCCCTTCAGGTTAGGCAGTTGGGCCCAGGAGAAAAGGAGAGTTGGGACAGCAAGTGGAAGATGATCGGCTTCAATGGAATGCCAGAAACACTTGATCTTGACGCTATTGCTTCCATCTCCGGCGGTGGGAACGACGGCGATACAATCACCCAACTCGAAAACTCCCTGTACAAGGTGCAAAAAACAGCCGGCGTAACTCAGGGCGAATAATAAACTCCAACTAATCCCTTGACCTAACCACTCAGCGGTGCTATACTAGCACCATGATGGAACTGCCTCCCCTTAAATACACCTTAGACAACGTGGTGGTAGGGTGGCGAGAAGAGGCTGTCTCTTTCGCGCGCGCACATGGCTATCATTTAATTGTTAATAGCGAACAGCGCCCTTTCTACTATTCCTTCGGACTGCAGGATGTAAAGAGCAAGTGGTATGAGGGCATCTTCGACTTGGGTCTGAGGGCGCTTCTTCCTATTCCTTTTGACGTGGAGCGGGTGGCTCTAGAAGACGGCGCGCTAAAAGTGATCACCAAAGGGAATACAAAAGTCCTGATTAATTTTAAGTCACTCCACTTGTTTGATTTAGACAACTGCGGACACATGGGCGCAGAGCAAATAGTAGAAGATTACTTGGTGCACGACATGTTTGATATTATCGCGGGCTCACAATTGGGGAGAGAGATAGTCCTCACCCTTAGGGATACCTTCGTGCAGACAGTTAAATTTGTTCCGTCAAATCGCATAGACAGAAACACGTCGGGGGACTTCAAAGATATCATTACCACAAGCGTTGTTGGGGCGGATGATATTAATAACTTTGATTGCTCAGAGACTGTGGTACGCATTCTTTTGGAGCGCAAACTTAAAGAACATCAGATTAAACAGCCGGATGGTCGCAGTTTGAAATTGCGACACTCTTTTCGTCACAAGCATAAAAACAATTTTCATTTTAAAATAGTGGATGAGATGGACAAGAGATTGGTTCTGCATGAGTAGGCTTACGATGCCGGCGATCGTGCCAGTCGCAGGAATGAATAGCGAGTTTGGGATGGAGTGGGACTCTTCTTTGATTCCCGTGAGTCCGAACTACACGGCGCTAGAAGCTGCGGTGTATGAGTGTTTGCATGCTGGGTGCAACTCTGTTTGGATCGTGGCTAATGATGATGTGGCTCCGTTGCTGCGTCATCGTCTAGGAGAGTACGCAACGGACATTGACAGTATCCAGCGAGGTAAGTTTGCGACATTTGGGAACACCAAGCATTTGGAGGTTCCCATTTATTATGTTCCCACTCATCCCAAACACAGAGACAAGGTAGATAACTATGCTTGGTCTGTTATATATGGAGCCAACGTAGCGTACTGGATACATACGTTGTTCTCCCGATGGACGTGTCCCGACCAGTATTACGTGTCGTTCCCCATGGGAATGATGGACCCAAAAGAAGTTCTAAGCCATCGCTCTCTCTTGCGTAAGAGTGCCCCCTTCTATTTCTCCTACCAGGGGAAGACGGTCAAGGATGGCTTGCCGGTGAGTTTTGTTCTAACTCCTACTGAGTGGCGCCGGGCCAAGAGAGTGATCACAACCAACGCATCCTATTACAAGGCCCCCCCTCCGGGTGAAATGCCATCGGAACCTCTCCCCTCGCATGAACGTTACGTCTCTTTGCGCTATGGGTTGGAAGATGTATTTGGCGATGGCCCCGAAGGTACCGTTCAGAAAATGAATAGCTTTTATGACTTGACTTCTTGGGACGGATATGTTAAATTTATATCATCGGAATTGGGTACAAAGACTAAGCGTCCCAACACCAATACTATGTATAGAGGGAGATACAAATGAGCGAGAAGAAGATTCCTTTCGTGGGCCTCCACGCACACAGCGTAGCAGGTTCTATTTTTGATGCCATCGGATATCCGGATGAGCACATGGATTTTTGTTATGAGAACGGCGGCGAGGCTCTAGCCCTCACCGACCACGGGAACATGAATGGGTTCTCTCATCAGTTTTTGCACTGGCAAAAGATGAAGGCAGAAGGTAAGGAATTCAAGCCGATCTTTGGGGTGGAAGCATACTTCTTACCTTCCATTGATGAATGGCGCGAGGACTACAATCGTATCAAGGAAGACGCCAAGCTGGCCAAGACACTGGCTAAAGAGGGCGACACTTCTGGTGCAACTGTGGAAGACGAAGAGGCATCGAAGAAGGTCATAAAGTCTGTTCTAAATCGACGTCGCCACCTAGTACTTCTCGCTCAGAATCAGACGGGACTGAACAACCTATTCAAGTTGATCTCGGAATCGTACCGGGAAGAGAACTTCTATCGCTATCCGCGTGTAGACTACAAGCTCCTTGACAAGTACTCCGAAGGGGTGATTGCTTCGTCTGCTTGTTTGGGTGGTCCTTATGCCGGCAACTACTGGGCTAATCGAGAAGAAGGCCCCGAGGCGGTGAGAGAGGCGATGAGAGAAACCAGTCGCCAGTTTGTAAAGATCTTCGGAGACCGTTGGTACGGCGAACTTCAATGGAACAACATCGCAGAGCAGCACGAGTTGAATCAGTACATCATTGAGGTGTGTAAAGAGTTCGACATTACTCTGATCTCTACAGCCGACAGCCACTACCCCAATAACGAAGCGTGGAAGGACCGCGAACTGTACAAGCGTCTAGGTTGGCTTGGGAAGGGAACACCCGCCTGGGCTGAAGATAATACAGAGCTTCCAGCTGGTGTTGAGGAGATTGGGTATGAGTTGTATCCCAAGAATGGCAATCAAATGTGGGATGCCTATAAGTATTATTCTAAGACAGGCGGTTTCGAGTATGATGACCAGTTGGTTATGGACTCGATTACTGAGACCCACAACATTGCTTTCAATCGTATTGAAGATTTTACCCCCGACACAACCGTTAAGCTCCCAGACTTTGTGGTCCCGGCCGGATTCACAGATGCGGAAGCATTGGTGAATTATGCGTTGGAAGGCCTGCGCGCCCGCGGCCTTCACGAGAATGAGGAATACACTACTCGACTGCAGCAAGAACTTGATGTTATCGAGGATCGAGGATTCAGTAAGTACTTCCTGACCATGAAGGCGATCGCGGACAAGGCTAATGAAGTTCAACTGACTGGCCCTGGCCGAGGGTCTGCTGCTGGTTCGCTGGCAGCATACGTCCTGGGCATCACTCAGATTGACCCCATCAAGTATGGGCTCCTCTTCGAGAGGTTCCTGCGCAAGGATGCCACGGACTACCCCGACATTGATTATGATGTCGCGGAGCCGATGGAACTTAAGGAAATGTTGATGGAAGATTGGGGCAAGAACTCGGTCATTCCAATTTCAAACTGGAACACACTACAACTTAAGTCTTTGATTAAGGATATTTCAAAGTTCTATGGCGTTGAGTTCGGAGAAGTCAATAAGGTAACGTCGACGATGATTGCGGAGGCAACTCCCGCAGCCAAGATGAAGCACGGTATCAAGGCAGGAGTATATGCTCCCACCTGGGAAGAGGTTATGGAACTGTCCCCCTCCTTGCGCGGGTACCTAGTAAAGTATCCACACATCAAGACACACGTTGAAGCGTTGGTTGGGCAGGTTCGTTCCTGCTCTCGTCACGCAGGGGGCGTTCTGATTGCTGACGACTTGAACGAGCATATGCCCATCATTAGTTCGGGCGGTGTGAGACAGGCACCATGGGCCGAGGGCCAACACGTTCGGCACCTTGAGCCGCTCGGGTTTATCAAGTTTGATTTGTTGGGACTCTCAACACTTCGAATGATTGAGGGTGCGATTCGCCATATCTTGAAGCGACACTACAATAATCCGGAGCCAACGTTCCAGGATGTAAAAGCATTTTATGATAAGCATCTTCACCCGGACGTCATCGACTTTGAAGATCAAGCCGTGTATAAAAACATTTTCCAGCGAGCAAATTTCGCGG